TATATATTTTACAATCTTTTAGTCATGGATTTTCAACCGAGGGATTTAATCACAATTATTGGTGGAGCGGTATCGCTTACTGGCTTGTACTACGCATTGAAGCGCGATGTGGTGAAAGTATCAAGCGCATTAGGCAAAGTCGAATCATATCACAAAAGAGAAGTTACTATGCTATCCGATTCCATTAAAGACACAAAGGATGAGTTCAACACCAAACTCAACACCATGAAAGAAGAACAAAACAAAGCCATTGATAAGCTTGAAAAAAAGATTGATGTGATTGCTTCACAAAACTTGAGCATAAGCACCAATCTTGCGGAGTTAGCCGGGTACATCCGTGGCACTAAATAACACTACATGCAGGGTCAACATGCGGAAATCTACAAAGAGATACATGCAGGAACGGGAACAATAGCAGACCGCATCCGTGCGGCTATGGTGAAGCATGGCATCACAATGCAATACAGCTCGTTTGAGCGATTGTATTATAGTTGGCGCAAGTATCATAAACTAAAGGCAGAACAGCCTGTTAAAACGAAGCCTGTCGGCAATCTATCAAAGCTGTCTGCTGACCTTAATCAGTTCAACAGTCTTCTTGAGGACTTAGCACCTGCAACGAGCAACCCGCTCGACCTTCCACCATCGCAGGAGAGCGACTACAAACCATTCAAACTACCGACAAATCACAATGACATCCTGCTCTTGTCGGATATTCACGTGCCGTACCATAACATACAGGCACTAACACTTGCGCTGAAGTATGGACTGGAGCATGAAGTGAATACTATCCTGCTCAATGGTGACATCATAGACTTCTATGCGATAAGCAGATTTGAAAAAGACCCACGCAAAAGAAACTTTGGGCATGAGGTATTGATGACACGGCAGTTTCTTGCAACCCTACGCAAGCTATTTCCAAATGCCGCGATCTATTACAAGTGTGGTAACCACGATGTGCGCTATGACCACTACATCATGCGCAATGCTCCTGACCTTTTGGGTATGGATGAGTTCAACTTTGAAAGTTTGATGAAGCTTGATGAGTTAAACATTACGTTTATTCCTGACAAGCAGATAATCCATGCCGGTAACTTAACGATATTGCACGGGCATGAGTTAGGCGCATCGGTATTCAGTCCCGTAAACATCGCACGTGGTTTGTTCTTGCGTGCTAAATCGGATGCATTGTGCGGTCACCATCATCAGGCGAGTGAACACAGCGAGCCGAACATCAAAGGAAAGCTTACAACTTGTTGGAGTGTGGCGTGCCTGTGCGAATTGCATCCTGATTACATGCCCATCAACAAGCACCACCACGGCTTTGCGCACGTGCGTGTCATGGACACGGGCGAGTTTGAAGTGAGCAACTACCGCATTGTCAATGGAAAGATTCGTTAAAGAAAAAGCCCCCACCGTTGTGAGGGCTTGTTCAATCAATAACGAAAAACAATGATGCGTATTATCACATAACCGTTGCAAATATAGCACATGGGTATTAAGCTTCCAAGTTGCTATCAGGTAAGGAATCCACAACTTGTATTTCTTTGGATATATTGCTATCAATAGGTGCAGCAATAATGCGTCCGCTACTAAGGATTAGAAATCTATTCATCAAGCAAGTCGTAGACTATTTTACCGAACTGCTCATATAGGACTTCTAATGCATCTTGCGTTGGCTCATCGTGATTGCCATACTTCACTTCATTACGCATCATGTTCATGATGTCTTTGAGCGCATCCTTGTAGCGGGCAGCATTCAGCGTGTAGCTGTATTCTACTTCGTCTTCGGGTAGATTAAAGGTTAGTGTTGCTTTCATCGTATTTTTTGATTTGGTTGCACAGGTCTCTTAGCGAGATTGCTATTATCCACAAAGGGATTGCTACAATTATTGCTGCTATCATATTACTTGGGTTTTATTTGGTTGTCCAGTTTCACCATCCCTGTACCCATCATTGTAAGAGTTATGGATGTGGTTCATTTCAATCGTTTGCACTGCGTTCAATAGCCCTTCCATTTCTGCCCATGTCATTTTGATGGCTTGACCTTTGAACCTGCGCTTGAGCGTTAGGTGCAGTCTGCGAATGGCGGTTTCTTTTTTCTCTTGTGTCATTGTGCTTGTCGGATAAAAAGTTCTTGTCTGATTCTAATTAAAGTTCTATTGATGTAATCCTTTTCCGATGGTGTTTTACCAACCATCCCCAGGTACTTGTGGCGAAGCAGCCGCAACTCGTCATTGGTTAGGGACATCATTTCTTTTCGCTTCATACTTTGTCAATTTTAGTAGTTCGTTCTTTACGTGCATGTAGTATGCTTTCACGCTGTAGTATTCACCCGTGCCTTCGAAGTCCTGCATTATCTCATCAGGTGCGTTAGTGATTGCCTCATCGACACAATAGAGCGCAGCGTTCACTGCTTTGAGATGCACCACTGCAAGTTCCCCTAACTGCTCACCGCCTTCGACTATGTCAAAATAGTTGGAGTACAGTTGCCATGCCTTTTCCTTTGCTTTCATTGTTTAGCTTATTGATTAATTCGATTACTTGTTCTTTGTTGTAGTAGTGCTGCATTGAATTGCGCACATGGTCTTTGAGTTGGTCAGTGGTCATTATTTATCTTCAAATGTTAGAAAATAATACTCTTCCGCTACTGGCAATGTAGCTTCACAATTTGCCCATGTTCTACGCCAATACTGTTCTTCAATTGTATAACGAATAGCATCATACATCTGCTCTTTCTCCATTGCTTTGGCTTGTTCAATAATCTCTTTTGGTATATCTGTTATCATATGATAGTTGTTATAAACAACTCCTTTGTGGTTGACTTGCTCTATTAACCACTCTACTGCTGTTTGTTTTTTCATAGTGATAAAGTATTAAGGTATTCACGCCACATAGGTACACGCTCCTGAAGCTTTGCGATTGCTGCCTCATCAAACTCCACTACCTTTTCGTGTATGCGCTCTTGAACTGGTATGTCGTATACCCATTCGGTGCGGTGACTTTCCAAATCTGCATCCGGGTAATCGCGCATGAACTGCTCCATGTCGTATATCATGTTGCGCTCAATGCTCTGCGCTTTCTTAATAAACGTAGGGTCACCTTGTGGATCAATAAGATTGAGCCTGCGTGCCAATCGATACTTCTCATCGTTAATCATTTCGATGGGTGCATTGACAAGCACGAAGCAGAAGGTTGCAGTAGGTGCGCCCGTTAGCCACATGTAGGCTTGACCTTGCCAGTAGTAGTCTTTGCTCAAGTCATCCTGCTTCGCATCCATGAAGGTGTGAATGCTCCAACTGCTTTTGATGTCAGGCACGTTCAAGCACTTGTCATTGTCATCGATTATGAGCAGGTCGGGCGTGCCTTTGACAAATTGGTTTTGGAACATCTGCTCGTTCTTAAATACAATCTTCTTGCGCTCCCTACGCCACATGTCGATGGCATCGTTCTCAACAGCCAAACCTTTTTCAATGTACTTGTTGCTGATTTCTTTGTAGCGTTTGTACTTGTGCTGCACATAGACTTCCAGTAGTGCGCTCTTTGTGGTTTCGCTAAGACCTGTTTTAGTCCTCGCATCAGTCATCAACTTACCAAGTTGTGACGCTCTGAATAATACGTTTTCCATTTGTGTTGTTGTTATTGATTGTCAAATATACAATTATTCGTTAAGACCGTACTGGTCTTTTTTGGCGTTAAGTTCATCGCCTACCTCAGCCAATACTTCAGGACTGCATGCCTTAAAGATTTTCATTAGCTGAGTGATGTCGGTTGCCTGCTGAATCAGTTCACGCACGTACGCTACATCCTGCTCATGCCCACGACCAAGCGCACCCTTCAACTTGAATGGCTTGTATGTGTCTTTGTTCTTGCGATTCAAGTCACGACCGAACACCTTGCCTAATGACAATGCTGCGTTTTTAAGGCACTCAGTCTTGAGTTTGCCAAACGCCAAGTCCATAGCGTTAGCTTTTTTGTTATCGGGGTTTAATGCCCATCTATTACGATCGCTGCCGAACACGTTGTCGGGTACTTTGTCTACCATGATGATAACGGATGCGGCACCGGTGCGCTTTAGTTCGTAGCCGCTAATGGGGTGTATCACCACTAACTCAAGTGATGCCTGCACTTCGTTGGCAAGTACCGCCCATTTAAAGTTCTCAGTGCGCCAATGTCCGAAGAAGAGTTCGTCTAAGGTGGTTTCAACGTGGCTAATGACTAATGTCTGCGCCTTCTTGTCGGGTGTAGATTCCACGCCAAGTGGGTCTGGTTCTGCATTGAGCATCTGCTGAAACTTCTGCAATGCTTCAAGATTGTCTTTGTGAAAATTCATGTTATTGATTATTGATTGGTTTGCTTAGTGATTC